CTAATATCTAAAATTGTTACATTTTTTAACAAAAACGTAAAAAAATAGTACTTATTGAGTGCTTTTTATAACTACGCACTAAATAAATCTACAAAGCCATTTAACCCAGGAGATATACAATGGATAACAAAAAATTTGAACAACTTATTGATTTGATCATCAATGAGAACGAAGACAAAGCAAAAGAATTATTCCACGAGATCGTGGTTGAAAAGTCACGCGAAATTTATGAATCTATCATGGACGAAGAAATGATGGACGAAGAAGGTTCGATGGTTGGCGAAGTAGGCGATCTAATGGACGAGATTTCAGCAGAAGAATCAGGTGACGTTGTAGAAGCCGAAGAAGACGAAGCAGACATCGATTTTGACGATGAAGCAGAAGAAGCCGGCGACGACATGACCGCTGATCTAGAAGCAGATCACGATGCTGAAGGTTCAGTAGACAAAGAAGATTTAGGTGACATCAAAGACAAGTTAGATGATTTGATGGCAGAATTCGAAGCACTTATGGGCGGTGACGCTGATATGGGCGACGACGAAGAAGAAATGGTTGACGTAGAAGTTGACGGCGAAGAAATGATGGAAGCCGTACAGTTACAAAAAGTATCTGTAACTCACGGTGATAACGGTGCTCAGACTAAGAGCCCGGTAACAGCAAACTCAGGCGCTAAAGGAATGGACAGCAAGCCTGTCAAATTCGCAGGCGGTACTGAATCTGTACCAAATGGTCCAAAAGGTCCATCAAATGAGTACAGCAAGAAAGAAGGCGATCTACCAGGTGCAGGTTCATTCAAGAACGTACCAGGTGGCAAGGCAAAAGTTGATTTGTCAGCCGCTCCTAAGCCAGTGACTAAGGACGGTTCAGCAAATAGCAAGAGCCCGGTAGCCAAAGGTTAATTAAGAGGAACTTGGAGACAAATGGCTTTGTATCTCAAGGAGCACTTAACGTTCGATAGAGCGAACATGGTCGTTGAGTCCGTCAAGGAAGGCAACGACGAGTTAAAGACCCTCTATATGAAGGGCATCTTTATTCAGGGCGGGGTTAAAAACGCAAACGAGCGTGTTTACCCCGTTTCTGAAATAGAGACCGCAGTAGATACGTTAAACAAGCAAATCCAAGAAGGTTATTCAGTGTTGGGTGAAGTTGATCACCCAGACGATTTAAAAATTAACTTAGACCGTGTCAGCCATATGATCACAAATATGTGGATGGATGGCGCAAACGGTTTCGGTAAATTAAAAATTCTACCAACTCCAATGGGTCAATTAGTAAAGACAATGTTGGAAAGTGGTGTGAAACTAGGCGTTTCAAGTCGTGGATCAGGTAATGTAAGCGACTTAGATGGCAAAGTAAGTGATTTTGAAATAATCACTGTAGATATAGTCGCACAACCTAGCGCACCTAACGCATATCCTAAAGCAATATACGAAAGCCTCATGAATATGAAGCATGGTCATAAAGTCATAGATATCGCTAGAGAAGCAAGAGGCGACAAGAAGGTACAAAGTTACTTGGCTGAGGAAGTAAAGCGCCTCATCAAGGAACTTAAAATATAAAATAGGGGATAAGAGCATGTTAGATGCTATCAAACCATTAGTTGAAAGCGGTCTCATCAGCGAAGACATCTCAAACGAAATTAATAAAGTTTGGGAAGGAAAGTTGACTGAAGCCCGTGATCAAGTACGTGCTGAACTCCGCGAGGAATTTGCACACCGTTACGAGCATGATCGTAGCGTTATGGTAGAAGCCCTAGATAAGATGATAACAGAAAGCCTCTCAACTGAAATTGCAGAATTTCATGATGAGAGAAAGGCTTTAAACGAAGACCGAGTACAAGCGAAAATTAAAATGCAAGAAAATGCAGCCAAATTTAATGGTTTCATGGTTACTAAACTATCCGAAGAAATCAAAGAATTGCGCAATGATCGTAAGGCTCAAATGGAGAATCAACAAAAGTTAGAAAAATTCGTTGTCCATGCTCTTGCAAAAGAGATCAAGGAATTTAATCAAGACAAACAAGCAGTTGTTGAGGCTCGTGTCAAGTTGGTCGCAGAAGGTCGTGAGAAACTTGAAGCACTCAAGCAAAAATTTGTTGCAGAAAGTGCTAAGAGAGTCAACGCCGCTGTTACTGGTCATTTGAAGGGTGAACTATCACAACTCAGAGAAGACATCAAAACAGCCCGAGAAAATGCTTTTGGACGCAAGTTGTTTGAAGCGTTTGCAAGTGAATACTCTGTAACTTATCTAAACGATAAGGCAGAGGCTCGCAAACTTCATTCAGTTATTGCAGAAAAAGAAAGAGCATTGGCTGAGGCTACTTCAAAGGCTATAGAAGCCCAGAAGTTAGTCGAAACAAAGGATCGTGAAGTCCGAATTATAAAAGAATCAACTCAGCGTGAAAAGGATATGGAAAAACTTCTATCTCCTCTAAACAAAGAGAAGGCTGATGTAATGAAGGCTTTGCTTGAAAGCGTGCAGACACCAAAATTGAAAGCCGCTTTCGACAAGTATCTACCAGCAGTTCTTAATACTGGAAGTGAAAAAGCAGGCGCTAAAACTGCCCTCACAGAAAGTGTTGTAAAAGAAGTAACTGGTGATAAAGAAACTGCCAATAAGAAAGTTGAGCAAGATCCAGAATTGCAAAATAATGTGATCGATCTCAAGCGTCTGGCAGGGCTTAAGTAAGACATAGATTAGGAGATAATACAAATGTCAAAAGTACTCTTAGAAAGCCGTTGGGACGAGACAAAAGAGGCCCTACTAGAAGGCTTGAAGGGAACTCGTCGTTCCACAATGGGTGTTATATTAGAGAACACCAAGAAGCAGTTGCTCGCAGAATCTACTGCTGGCACAACAACTGCTGGTAATATCGCAACACTAAATCGCGTTATTCTTCCAGTAATTCGTCGTGTTATGCCAACTGTTATCGCTAACGAACTAGTCGGCGTTCAGCCAATGACTGGTCCAGTTGGTCAGATCCACACACTACGTGTGCGTTACGCTCAGTCATTGACTGACAACTCAGCAGCCGCAACAAGCGTAACTGCTGGTGAAGAAGCATTGAGCCCATTCAAAATTGCTCAGGCCTATTCACGTTCACCATCAGGCGCAACTACATCAAATTACTACACTGGTAATGATACTGCTGCCCTTGAAGGTAACGGTGGTAAGCAGATCAGCGTACAAATCTTGCGTCAGGCTGTTGAAGCCAAGTCACGTAAGTTGCAAGCACGTTGGACATTTGAAGCAGCACAGGATGCACAGTCACAGCACGGTATCGACATCGAAGCAGAAATCATGGCAGCACTTGCCCAAGAAATCACTGCTGAAATCGATCAAGAAATCTTGTTGTCATTGCGTACTCTTGCTTCAACAGAGTTCACATACAACCAAGCAACAGTATCAGGTACTGCAACATACGTCGGTGACGAACATGCTGCTCTAGCAGTTCTAATCAACCGCGTTGCAAACTTGATTGCACAGCGCACTCGTCGCGGTGCAGGTAACTGGGCAGTTGTATCACCAGCATCATTGACTGTTCTACAGTCAGCAACAACTTCAGCATTCGCAAGAACAACTGAAGGCACTTTCGAAGCTCCAACAAACACTAAGTTCGTTGGTACATTGAACGGTGCAATGCGCGTATTCGTTGACTCATACGCCCCAGATACTCAGCCAGTATTGGTTGGTTATAAGGGTTCAAGTGAGACTGACGCAGCCGCGTTCTACTGCCCATACATCCCATTGATGTCAAGCGGCGTTGTTCTAGATCCATCAACATTCGAACCAGTCGTGTCATTCATGACACGTTATGGCTATATCGAATTAACTAACACAGCATCATCATTCGGTAATGCTGCGGACTACGTTGGTGAGATCGCTGTACAGAACTTAACATTCCAATAATAGTTGGATTTGTTGTTCAAAAGATTGGGCGCTTCGGCGCCCTTTCTTTTTATGCGATTCTAATATCTGTATCGACAGTCATGTTCATCACTGACTTCTTACCTTTACGAAGACGTTTTTTATATAGGCTTCCGCAATTTTTACAACATGTTTTAAGATTTCCGGATTTCTTGTTTTTCTTATTACCATCTTTAAAGACTACTTCTAGTTGGCATTTGTCTACTGCTTTAAATCCGCAAAAATCACAACGATCACCCTTGTTTTGTAGATGCTTGTAGTTGTCATTATACATCATCTTGCTACAATCTACACAATATTTGTGCCATTTTTTGAATCCTAACTTGCTTATGCCATTAGGTTTCGCCGGTACTAGACCGCAATGACTACATACAGGGCGAGATTTTTGCTTTGTTAACATACTGATATTTAGAAAAAAGTTCTAGTTGGTTCTTTTTTTAGTGGTC